ACGAGCTGGCAGCTCAGCTGCTGTTCGATTCTGATTGTGCCAACTTCTGGGCCGTCGGCTCCATGACTTAACATGGAGCCCTCGACTTGGGAAGCCGTGGTACAGTTCATCAAAGAGATTTGGGATGATCTCCTGAAACTCTTGATGGCTGTACTTGCCTGATCAGGCACCACATGTAGGCCTGCCCTTAACAGGGCAGTCCTTTCTTCGGCGGAGAAATCCGCTTGGTGAACAAGGAAACTTATGCTAAAGGCAACTTTGGACCCCGAAGAGCTGGCTTGGAAACTTGCCAATTCTTTAATCGAGGACTTTTCTCCCTTCGCTAGTCCCGCCTTCATAGAGAAAGCACGAAGCGCCTATGGCGCGCGCAATCTCGAAAAGGTTAGGTCTCTAGCAATGGAAGAAGATGGGCTTTCCATCTTTGACTTCAAACTTCAGTACCAGCTGGTAAGCTTGTACAAGAAGTTCACTTTCTCCAAAGACTTACTCAGTAAAGAGCAAGTGACTAGGGATTCTGTGGATAAGTTCACTGAAAACCAAGTTCGTCTCTGTTCACTGGACCTAGGTCACATCGATCGCTTAACACGCGATGTTGTTTCCTACGCCAATGGCTGGATAGGTCAAGTTTTGGGCGTCTTCGACGACCTGGAGCTTATGGAGGAGGCTTCCTTTGGGAAGAAGTCATCTGTGGGCATACCCTACGCGCGTGCTTGTGAAAGCGCACGCTATGAGATGCTCACAGGTTCTTCTCCACACCTAATGTGGTTTGAGCACCGTTACGGTGTCTACAACCGCCCTGCGCATCTTTATGCGCAACGGCGTGCTAAGAACCGAAAGGTTCCTATGTACACAGAAGTGGAGGAGCTCACCGCGACTCTGGTCCCAAAGACCTGGAAATCGCGACGGATGATTATGCCCAACACCACCATCGGTACTTTGTACTCTGGTGGCCTTGGACGTGTCATCGAATCGCGATTGAGGAGGAGTGGCTACGATATTGCGAATCTTCAAAAGATTCATGGCGAGCTTGCTCGTCAGGGCAGTATCGATAATTCGCTTGTTACAGCGGATCAGTCACTCGCCAGTGATAATATCACTGTGCGCCTCATTGAAATGTTGCTTCCACAACGATGGGCAGATGCCTGTAAGTTTGGACGCATCGATAAACTTAATCTTGAAGGAAAGAGCTTCATAACTCCTACTTTCTCGACCATGGGTATCGGTTTTACATTTCCTCTCCAGACTTTGGTCTTCCTTGGACTTCTTCACGGCATTCGGTTATCCTTAGGGTTAACAAAATGTCGAATTTCTGTCTTCGGAGACGACTTGATCTATTCACGCGAGATGCATGCTACTGTCGTAGCTGTTTTCCCACGTCTAGGCCTGGTCATTAATGAAGATAAGACTTTCTATGAAGGAGATTTCAGGGAGTCCTGCGGTAGTGATTACTACCGCGGGGTCGATGTCAGGCCGTTCTTTCTAGGACAGCCTGATGGGCCTCA